CTTGACGCGATTGGAACGCAAGCGCCAACACGGGTTTTGACCAGAAAGCTGGTCGGCGCATTACCCACAACCGGATCGGTTCGCAACTTGTGATCCCGCACCAGCTCATTGGCAAGCCTTACCGTTTGGGGTCTAATTTTGAGCAACACGGCACAGGCGACTGCCTGAGCCTGGCGCGTGCGGTTTTAGCTTATTACGGTATTGCTACACCGGAGCCACAGCGCCAGTGGTACAGGCGTTTACGGCAGGGCGACACGGCAGTCTTCGAGGAAGAACTGGAACGGTGGGGGATAAAAACTTCAGTATTAGACTGTGGGGTAGTTGCCTTATGCCAGGCTGATGCCGGGTATGGGCTCGCCACTTGGTATCTAGACGGATGGATTCATTACGCAGAGTCGGTGGTGAAATGGAGCCGATTCGACGCCCTGCAGGTCCACGGGCTTTATTGCCAGCGGAAGTAGAGATGTGCCAAGTCCTCGGTATTACCGAGGCAGATTATTGGACATTCTGTGATTTAGCACTGTCTCGTAATGGCGAACGCCGCGAAGGGTATGAACTGATCCCTGATATTCGTTGTGAGCCGACCACGATCGCTTTGATCCAAATCGGTGTTGGCCTTGCGCTTACTGCCGTTAGCGTGCTGCTTCAGCCGAAGCCGCGCTCACCGGGACAACAGAAAGCACCGCCACAGCTTCAAACAGCAGACGCAACAGGACCAAAGCGCTTTGCAACCCAAGCGGGTTTTAACACCGTCCAATCGGTTGCATCACTGGGCGAGACCATTCCGCTCGTCTTTGCCAATTACAACAGTACTGATGGCGGTGGCGTGCGCGTGTCCTCGAACCTGTTGTGGTCGCGTATGACCAGTTGGGGCACGACCCAGCAGTTTGAGGGTATCTACTTATTTTCCAGTGGACCGTTAGCTGCTCGCCCAGAGTTTGAAGGTTTTGCGATTGGTGATTCCCTGATTACGTCTTACCCAGCGGACAAGCTTCGGCTGATCTTTGGCACGAACGGCGGCAGGCCAAGAAGTCAAGTGCTTGCAAACAATTCGGTAGGAATGGGGCAGTATCCCAATACAGCCAGTACGGAGACACGAATTCCAGGCAACGGTTTTGAGATTTTTCGTCCCAACGTCGGCGCTAGTCCTGATTTTTGCGGAACACGCACACCGTCCAGTCAAACGCAGTTCGGAGCGTATGCGCCAATGCCGAACGGCATGGCATTTCAGATTCCTTATGAACTTGTCTTGATTCCTGACGGGCAGGGAAGAGATGTAAAGGCAAGGGCTAGAGAAAAACGGCGCAAGCAAAGGGGATATTATCAAATCGGAGCGGCAATCACTAGCGTCACCGGCAATATCCAACAGAAAGGCACGACTCTTACTTATCAAATAACGACTGACATTTACGATAGTGATGACTTTGGCGACTGGGGAAATGTAGACATTCAGCAGTCACAAGAAACCAGGAGAGTTGAAATTGATTCGGAGATCGGCATTGGCAGTTCTTACTTGGTTGGTTCAGCGCTTACAACATGCACAGCTATTAACACCGAGGATCCGTTCGACCTAAACACCCCTAAGACTTACACGTTTACCGTATCGGAAGGGTCGCCTGGAAATATCGTAGATATTAGGAGTACCTCCGATGAGGACGGTGTTTATGAAAACTTGACAGTGCAGCGCGTTGCCACAGCAACCATCTCAAATAGTCGCCCGTGCAACATTACCGAAATCGGCATCCGAAGCAATGTATGGAAGCAAATAAGCTTTGCCAACGTCAACACTCAGCCATCAGATAGCACGATTACAGATTTCGAGGAAGAAGGTGGAGATATTACACTCGGGCGAATCAACAAATACATCACCCGCTATTCATTCTTTGCGCTTCAGGCAAGAGTGCGTGGCGCAGCATCGTGGACCAACCTTACCGGCGTGAATAATATCTTCTGCATTAAGGGTAATACCCCCCAAGAGCAGTACAATTATCTCTTTGTCGAACACCCACTCGGGCAGTACGAATTCAGGCTTGTGCCAGTGTCAGGCAATAGCATCTACAGATTTTGGGTGAATAGTAATAACAACATTTGGCAGTTGCGTCCAAGTGCGCGGAACGAAGGAATTGCAGTTAACGTTCCAGGCGCTCCAGGGGACAGCCAGTTTCGCCTTTATTTTTCAGCTAGCCGAGTTAGCACTGCCCCTGGCACGTTCTATAACAGAGAGTGGATTATTGGTGAAAACACCAACGATCTTTCTAGGAGTCTAAATCCATTTGATGCGCTGGCTGATTACATCAAGTATGACGGCGAAGGCTCCAGCCATTCGTCTGGCCCCGAACATGAAGTTGTTTATGTCAACGAGGTTATTTACAATAATCAAACGACCATAGGGCTTTTGCCAGTCTATGACAACACCGGGCCGCAGTACGACAACCTTGCTATCTCAGGTCTAAACCTCTGGTCTGACAAGGAGTGGTCCTCGCTGTCTGAACTGTCAGCCTTCATGAAGTATGGAGTGAAAGTAGCAAAGCCACTCGCGTCTGCAGGACCGACCAATCTTTTCCCTGAGATTGTTTATGCGCTGCTAACCGATGACACGTTTGGCGCGGGCAAACTTATCGGCGCAAGTCAAGTTGATGCCAGTGCGATGAGAATCGCAGCCGATTATTGCAGCGTAAATAAGTTTACCTGGAACGGCGTTTTGACAGACAGGGTAAACCTGCGTGAGTGGATCTTTGAAAACGCGGCCTACTGTTTGCTTGACTTTACGATTATCGGCGGCAAATTTTCCCTGCGCCCAACACCAATCCTGAACGGCAATAAAACGATCAATCGAGGTGGAAAGCCGCCGATTTCTGCGCTGTTTACAGACGGCAACATTCGTGATCTTAAGGTTGTATTTCTTGATCCTGAAGAGCGTAAGCCTTTCAAGGCGGTGTGTCTGTACCGCGAAGACACTGAGAACGGTTTCCCCGAAACCCGTGCGGTAACAGTCAGCTTAAGCAACGCCAGCCCTGGGCTTTACCTAGAGGAGGCTGGCAACCATGACGAAGACCCAGAAGAAACCTTCGACATGACGCAGTTCTGCACCGTCAAGCCTGGTGACTACCCTAGCCACCCTGTCACGTTTGCTCAGGTAGCGATCCGCACGCGAACGCTGGTCACGCATAGCGTCACGTTCCAGACAACACCAGAGATGGCGATGGGTCTCATCCCTGGTCAGTATTTCCGCTTGGTTAGCGAGGCGACGCATACCAGCCGGTTCAACAATGGCGCAGTCAGCGATGATGGTGTGCTTACCAGCACTACGCCGCTGTCCAATGGCACTCACCCAATCTTTTATTGGACTCCGGGGGACACTGCTGTGAAGACAGGTTCGCTGAGTGTTTCTGGAAATACTGCTAGCCCGAGGGGGATTATCTACACCTTGAGAAACTCCACAACTGAAGATCGAATTTACAAGGTCGAATCTTTGACCTACGCAGAGGATGGCTTGGTGGAACTTACCGGCAGCCATGTCCCGCTAACAACTGGCGGTGCTTTGGCAATTATGGACAACCGAGGGTTCGTCGTCGATCTGGCTTAAACTAAGCTCAGCACTGGTACGGTTGTGGCGGTAGAGTTCCCCGAAGTAAAGCCGACAAGCCGCAGCTATCGGCCCGGCAAATTTCCTCAAATTCAGTTTGAGGCGCTTAACGGTGCCACTACCACCATCCGGTACGGTCAGAAAGCTTTTAACGCAGAGCTGAATCTTACGTTTGCAAACATCAGCGATAGCAAGGCCGCTCTCATCATTGGTAACTACAGAACGAGCATGGCGACTTTTGACAGCGTAACTTTTAGAAGTAACAACGCCTTGGCGGGGCTTGAGTCTGCGCTTGAAACCTACGTGAGTGAATCCGGCACAGGTTTGAAATGGCGCTACGCCGAACCACCTCAAGTGGAGAGTGTTTACCCTGGCATCAGCACGGTGACTTGTACGTTTACCGGCTACCTAGATGGCGTTTAGAATGTGATTAACGTACAGTGACGCATCATGGCGTTTTACAGCGGTCTTGACGGTCAGCTCTATCTGAACGGCACCAAAGTCGGAAAGGTCCAGAACTGGTCGCTTAATGCGTCACAGGCAGTGCTGGAAACCACCAGCCTTGAAGACACTGATAGGACCCTGATCAATGGCGTCCGCAGCATGAGCGGTAGTTGTCGAGTGTTTTACCACTCTAATGGCGATGCCAGCGACTTCATTAACAACATCATTAAGTCTGGTGCGACCAGCTCCGAGGATGGCGCTGCCACTCAATCAACCACGGTCCTCTTTAAATTGCACGTCAACTCCACCAAGTACATCGAGGTTTATGCGTGGATTACCGGAGTCAGCATGAGCATGGCAGTTGGCGAGGTCTTTTCTGTTGACGTGACTTTTGAAGTTAGCGGGCACGCTAAAGCTGAAACTCTCTGATGTCGGTTTACCTCGGATACACGGGTTCCGTTGAGCTGGACCGTGACTCAACGGACACCCCATTGGAGACAACACTGGATCCCAGTGATGTCAACGTATCTCGACGCCGCTTTGCGGTGGATTTCAATGTGGCGGCTCTCGTCACTGGCGACAAAGTAGAAATCGCCACTGTTGACGGATCCACGCTCCAGCTGGTTTCAGGCCACGCCTATCCCGATGGGGCCTGGTACATCCACATTGATGAGGCAGGCGGAATTAGGCTTTACAACCAATTCCAGGCTTCACTGTCTGGACAGCAGGGCGATGCCGTAGAGCTGGTTGCACCGAGCGCAGCGCAGAATATCACACTACAAACTAAGAATGACCGTTATCGCTTTATGGCGAAGATCCGGGATTTTGAACTAACCACCAGCCGCGACACGATAGACCTTACATCCCTGGGCAATGAGTTTAGGAACCAGTATGAGCAAGGCTTGATCTCTGGCCAAGGCACACTCAACTGCTTTTGGGAAAGCGATCCATCAATTATTGGAACCGGATACGGGTCTAGCCAAGCTGAGTTTCCGTCATACTTGGCGCGGCTAGTCGTCCGAGTGCAGCAAGGCGCAGACTTTAACGGGCGATTTTTTATTTTCGCCGGAAGCACGGGCCAACCCGAAAGCGTCTGGTACGAAGCTAAGTGCATCGTCACTAATGTCGCCGTTTCTGTATCAAATGAAGGCGCGATCGAAACACAAATCGATTTCGTCACGTCTGATCAAATCGTATTGAAGCAAGGACGACCACCTGCGTATCTGCTGCAAGAAGACGGCAATTACCTGCTACAGGAGGACGGAAGTCGTCTGTTGCAAGAAGATTAGAATACACCTATACGCTCTGCGGACCTAAGGAGGCAAAGCCTTGCCAGATCTTGAAATCTCAAATTTGCCTGCCCTAACCGCAGCATCGCTGCAGGGCACTGATCCAGTGGCTGTTGCTGATCTGTCGGCGGCTGAAACCAAGAAGATCACGATCAAAGATCTGCTGGAGGGCGGCTTTGATCTGGTTGATGACGAAACCATTCCCGCCGCAAAGATTTCTGGCAGCACCGTCGGCGCTGGGGCGGTCGATACAGCTCAACTGGCCGATCTAGCTGTAACGACAGCAAAGATCGACGCAGGCGCAGTTAGTTTTGCCAAAATCCAAGACATCAACACCAATGTTCTGCTGGGACGATCCACAGCGGGGACAGGCGATGTTGAGGAGATTACTTGCACATCAGCCGGTCGAGCGCTGCTGGATGACGCAGACGCTGCCGCTCAGCGAACCACGCTTGGCCTTGGCTCGCTTGCGACCCAAAGTGGCACATTCAGCGGCACCAGTTCTGGCACTAACACTGGTGACCAAACAATCACACTGACTGGCGATGTCACTGGCAGTGGCACTGGTTCATTTGCCACGGCAATTTCAGCGGGTGTTGTTGACACAGCAGAACTCGCTGACGATGCAGTCACCTACATCAAGTTCCAGGACATCCCAACAAACACGCTGCTGGGTCGTTCATCCTTGGCAACAGGTGTAGTTGAAGAGATTTCATGTACTGCGGCAGGCTTTGCGCTTTTAGATGATGCCGATGCAGCCGCCCAACGCACCACTCTCGGGCTTGGCGATCTTGCTACCTCAACAGGCACGTGGGTTAACGGCTCCAGTTTCAGCGGTACCAGTAGCGGCACCAATACTGGTGATCAAACCATCACCCTTACTGGCGATGTTACTGGCAGCGGCACTGGTACGTTTGCGGCCACTATCGCCAACGATTCGATTGATACTGCAAAGGTAAGCAACACTGCAATTACTTACGCAAAAATTCAAAACGTTTCCAGCGGCGATCTTCTGCTGGGCCGAATCAGCGGTGCAGGCAGCATTCAGGAGATTACATGCACATCTGCAGGTCGAGAACTGCTGAATGACGCAACAGCAGCGGATCAACGCAGCACCTTAGGGCTCGGCAACCTGGCGCTTTCCACTGGTACGTGGGTGAATGGGTCCAGCTTCAGCGGTACGAGCAGCGGCACCAACACTGGTGACCAAACCATTACGCTCACAGGTGATGTTACGGGTAGTGGCACCGGATCCTTTGCTGCAACGATCAGCGCTGGAGCGGTAGACACAACTCAAATTGCTGATCTGGCTGTTACCTATGGCAAAACAAACTTTGCCGATGGGTCGATCCCAGGCACAAAACTGCAAACCAACAGCGTTACCGCAACTCAGCTAGCAGAGGGCTCGGTCGGCGCAAGCGAATTGGCTGACAACTCAGTTGACACAAATGCGCTGATTGATGCAAATGTCACTGATATTAAGCTTGCCAGCGGAATTGATGGCGCGAAGCTTAGCAATGACACAGTCACTGCAGCCAAGATTCCATCAGCCTCACTGGACCGTGGTTTAGATAAAACCACAGGCAGCATTGGCCATACCAATGCAATTACTGCGGGAACACGCAGCGGGATCAGCTTTGACGCTCAAGGTCACATTACTAGCACCGCAGCATTGATTGCTAGCGATATGCCGCTGGCCACAACAACTGACGTTGGTGCGGTAAGTGTTGCGGCAGACTCTGGCTTGACCGTTAGCGGTGCAGGTGCAATCAGCATCACGAATACGCTGACAGGCGGCACAACTTCTGGTATTACGTTTGACGGCAACGGTTTGATTACAGCCACGACTTCGCTGGTCGCGGGTGATCTGCCGGTAGCAACCACGTCAGCGATTGGAGCTGTAAGCGTTCCCGCAGTTGGCGGCTTGGAAGTTGACGTTGATGGTGCAATTTCAATTGCGGACAGCGGCGTCACCGCTGGAACGTATCCAAAGATCACGGTTAATGCCAAGGGCGTTGTAACGACAGGCCAAAGCCTTGTCGCTGCTGACATCCCTGCACTTGATGCGTCAAAGATTACAAGCGGAACCTTTGACATTGCGCGGATTGCCGCAAATTCTGTTACCGGCGCAAAGCTCGCAGATTCTTCAACGGTTACGTTTGCAGGCGCTGGATCTAGTGAAGGTGTCGTTACCTTCCCGACTGCAGCGTTCCAAGGAGAATTTTTCTTTGACGCAATTAACCGCGACCTGTATCTGTGGGATGGCAACGCCTGGCAGCCTGTAACGATCACCAGCGGCGAGATCATTTTCGCTGGAACGTATGACGCATCAACAAATCTTGTCGCATCGGTAACGACTGCAGGCCAAGCAGCAGGTTTAACTGCCGGGTCAGCAGTCCCCGCCGCCTCGGCAGATAACCGCCAATACTATCTGGTGGTTAGCGAGCTTGGTACGGGCACCGCACCTGTCCCAGCCGTATCGCTGAATCCACCTGACATCTTATTGTCTAACGGGTCAAGCTGGGAACTGCTGGATGTTTCGAGCTTTGTTGCTTCACAGCAGGCAACTAACATCAGCTTTACACCGTATGGCACGATCCAGTCCAACAATGTGCAGACCGCACTACAGGAACTGGACACTGAAAAGTTAGGTAAGGCTGGCGGCACAATGACCGGCAACCTTGAAATCGGTTCTACAGGTTCACTGACCTTTGAAGGTCCAACGCCTGACCTGTTTGAAACCACTTTGGCAGTGGCAGACCCCACTGCTGACCGCACGCTGACGTTCCCTGATGTTGATGGAACGATCATCACCAGCGGTGATAGCGGCACGGTTACCAGCACGATGATTGCTGACGGCACCATCGTCAACGCCGACATCAACGCAAGTGCTGGCATTGCATTCAGCAAACTCGCCACTCTGACCAGCGCTCATTTCTTGCTGGGCAATTCATCTAACGTCGCAACGGCAACGCAGATCACGGGCGACATCAGCGTCAGCAATGCTGGCGTGGCGGCGATTACTGCTGGATCGATCGTTAATGCTGACATCAGCGGATCAGCAGCCATTGCAGCTAGCAAGATCGTGTCTGGTTCTACATCCGGTGCGGGTGTTCTGCAGCTAAGCGACAGCACTACATCGACCTCTACAACTTTGGCAGCGACGGCCAATGCGGTAAAAGTCACCAAGGATGTAGCTGATGCAGCGCTGCCCAAAGCCGGTGGCACGCTGACTGGTGCAGTAACGATCAGCAATACCGGCAGCCTGTTGTTCGAGGGTGCTACGGATAACGCTTTTGAAACCACATTGGCAGTGACCGATCCAACTGCAGACCGCACAATCACGCTGCCTGATACCACTGGAACGGTGGCATTGACGAGCCAGCTTAACGACGGGACATACACCTAAAGCCAAGCCCAATTCTTGCCTTGTCTTATGGCGTAAATTGTTGCCGCCTTCACTTTGTACTCATGCGCGAAGTGCGGCGGCAGCTCTCCTTTTGAAAGCCGCGCCTTTATTTCTTTCACCTGTGACTCCGTCAACCGGCTATTCCACTGTTTAGACCCTTTATGCAGGGGCGGGTTTTTTGCAGTGCCGTGTGTCTTTCTATCTTTGGCATTGCTTTTGTGTGTCCCAGCATAGAGGTGTTTTGGATTGCAGCATTTTCTATTGTTGCATGTATGACATATGACAACGCTGGAATCAACAAAGCCGTAAAAAAGCATATAGGTTCTGCGGTGGGCCGCCCCAGCTTTTGGGAGCCCGTGAATAGAGTAATACCAGTTTCCGTAGCCTGGGCTCCCGCAGCTAGCGTTCCATTCCCAGCATTGATCGGGTTTGCCGATATTGACTTTGCGGCAAAAGTACTCCCAGGCTCCCGAATCCCGTACAATGTGGCTCATCAGCTCAGTCCAAGTGAGTTGGTCGCGGGGCAGATCCTGCAAGATGCTGCCTCACCGAAATAGTAGCGCATAGAATAGGAGGGTAATTTCCGGCCAGGATCCTGGCGTTAAGGGATGGCTCTGCAGCATCTGCGTTCTAACACCGCTAGCAAGCGGCCTACTCCTGCTTCGATGGCAGACGGCCAGTTAGCGATTAACACGAACGCAACCAGCCCCGGCTTGTTTTTCAAGGATGCTGGTGGTGCGCTGATTAAGGTCGGCCCTGTTCACGTTGGAACGTCTGCACCAAATAGCAGCCCTGCCGGGTCCAGTGGCAATGCAATCGGTGAACAGTGGCTGGATACAAGTGGTGGCGGTTATGTGCTGAAGATCTGGGATGGCAGCGCATGGCGCAGTGAAGCCGGTGAATTTGTAGATGCGGCTGGCGACACCATGACTGGTGCGCTGATTTTGCCTAGCGGAACAGCGGCAGCACCGGCGCTTGGCGTTGGTTCTACGGACAACGGCATCTATTCCCCTGGCGCGGACCAAGTAGCCATCTCGACTAGTGGCAACGAAAAACTCCGCATCGACAGCTCGGGCAGGCTCTTGGCTGGCCTGTCTTCTACTTCTGCCACAGGTACAATTTTTGCACAAGGCAGCAGTTCCTCAACAACAGGTCCGTCTTATCTATATCTACAGCGAGGCCAAGCAGCAGGAGCCTCCATAGGCAACGGAACGTCTATCGGTACTATTAACTTTACGGACAACGCTAGTGGAGTCTTTGCTCAGATTGCCGCAGAAGGTGATGCTCCAAGCTCAAGTGGTGACTATCCAGGCCGTCTTTTGTTCAGCACCACGGCGGATGGGGCGTCTTCTCCGACGGAGCGGATGAGGATTACATCAGACGCCTACATCCGTCTTGCCTCTGGCACTGGTGGCATCCAGTTCAACGGTG